ACTAGAACAGTTTGAAGCATACAAAGCCGAAAACGAAAAATTCACAGGCAAGGGTGTTAAGGCTGCGGCTGCTCGTGCTCGTAAAGCATTACAGGAAATGACCAAAGCCATCAAAGAACGCCGTAAAGAGATTACAGCCGAGAAAGAAGCATTGGCTGCACCTAAGTAATGTGGTTTTACAACGATACAGTTGTAGAAGCATTACCTGATGATTGTGTTGGGTTTGTTTACATTATAACAAACCTGACCAACAATCGAAAATATGTGGGTAAGAAACTGGCAAAGTTTAGCAAGACCACATACAAGACTGTAAAGTTAAAGAACGGCACCAAGAAGAAAAAGAAGATCAGAGGCAAAATTGACTCTGATTGGCAAACATATTATGGCTCAAGCGTAGAACTTTTGGCAGACATAGCTCAACTAGGCACAGATAAATTTAAAAGAGAGATACTACACTATTGTAATGCAAAGGCAGTGTGTTCATACATTGAAGCAAAAGAACAATTTGATAGAAAAGTATTAGAATCATTAGACTACTACAACGGCATCATCTCACTCAAAGTACACAAAAATCATATCAAAGATAAACTTTAACTACATGGTTAACTCATCTGTACAACAGATAAATCCTTATACTCCCTGCGTAAACCGCTAACTCCCCCAGACTCATTTACTACTGATAGGCTTGTGCAGCCAGTTATATTGCACCCATAAAACCTGGCCCTAGGGCGGCGCAGGGGACGGAACTTCCGACGCAGTAGCGGAGACTAAAACCACTATCCTTAACAGGACGTAGATCACTTGCTTGAAAAGATCTGGGTTTAGTATACGTAAAGCTATAAAGAGTAGGCTCTGTTGACAATTACATCCTACATACAGTGTGCGTGAGTTCAACTAGATTCGCACTGTAGCGTCATAATAAGATGAGTGTAAAAGGGTACAGCGTGACCGCCCTAACTGGTAACAGTTGCTTTAGTTGAATGTGGCATTGGACTTCGGGTCAAAATGTTAATCTTAGTCCGTAAAGGGCTAAGTGTGACTGAAGCATCAGGTCAAGTAATCATTATGTAGTTCACTTAGTAAGAAACAACACAAATATCATACTAAATCGTGTTAAACCTAAAAAAAATAGGTTATACTAAACTGAATGAGTTGAGCGTAGCGATACGAAATTCAAGAGCGAAGTATTCGCTCTCCCAAGATACTTTACAAATGAACATTAACGACGAGCAATACCCTTTTTGCCGTACATGGTATCTGTGTGTTCTTTGATAACCTCACTGAGTACCATTCTTTCTTCGTGAGTCATGTCCCATATTTCTGATGGGCTAATATTACCCCATACACTCAACATAGATACTTCTTTTATAACGGCTCTTGATTCATTTTCAATGCCCTCGATAAAACGTCTAATCTTGTTTCTATCGAGACCTAGACTCAAGAGCCGACGTTGAAAAAACTTGTGGGATCAAACAGCATGTCAGTGGTAAACTTGTTTTTGCAATGATCACATGTGACTTCTAGTGTGCGTGTGATACCAAACTTGCCAAATGCTTTGATCTCTTCATCTAAACGTTCATTGCTGGCACGATCCAAGTTTTTGATCCATTCGTGAATGTGAACAAAATTTGTCACTTCATTACCGTCTGGCAGTGTAACTGAAATGATACTGGCCGCAAGAATATCTTGACTGAGTGCCACTAATTGATCGTAACCACGATTTGCAATATCTGCTTTTTGTTCTATTGTGGAATTCTCGTTTGCTTCGGCGCCTTGCAACGATCTCATAGTGTTAAACTGCACACGTAGCAGTCGACTTTGAGCTTCTAATGTGTAAGGTCTTAACTGCACAACCACTTGATTGGCCAACGTAACAGTTCCCATGTTTTCGGGAATGGCTTTTAAAGTTGCCAACACACTGCCCAAACCAACAGTGACTCTTTGAGATTTACCTTCGCTGGCTTCACAGCCGTGCGCAACATCAATTTCCATGTCATCGCCATAACTGGTCATACGCATAGCAACCAAAATAGCATCAATGTCTGGTGCCGGAATTTCACTAACATTTTGAATGTCGGGACAAACTGAAGCAAGCACTTGTTTCAGTGCTTCTCCGTTTAACAGTGCATCTGGATTCTTAAGAGCCAATTCGTCTTTGGCAGTCATTGGATAAACTGCAAGTTCGTTGGTGTCACTTAACTTTGGTGTTAGCGTGTAGTATCGGCCACCGCTGGGTAATTCAATATACGTACCAGGCTTGCGGTAATACTGTGCCAGTGGGTTTACTGCCGCCTGTTTGACAGGCTTGTTTAGAGGGTTTGAGTTATCCATGTAGTTAATCCTTAACGGTAAATAGGTGTAATAGAACCTATGTCATAAATGTATTTATGTGTAGTTTTAACGGCCAAAGGACCAGAATTTATAAATGTCTGCAGAACAAGCACTAATTGACGCTTTAAATAAATTAACTGACAAAGTAGACGAACTGTCATTTAATTTTGGCCTCGCATCTGGCAAAGGTGGCGGAAGCAAAGGCAAAACGGGTGGTACTGGCAGCAAAAAAGCCGAAACACCAAGCGAAAAAGCATTTCGAGAATCAATGGAAAAGGCAGAAAAAGGCCTGGGCATTTTCAAGAAAGAAACTGACAAAGCAACTGATTCGCAAAAAGAACTAACCAGTGAACAATTAAAGGCCAAACGGGCACAAGAACGAACAACAGAGGCCTTTAGAGATTTTGGTATGTCATTGACCGAAGCTGACGCCAATTTGTCACGCATGTTTGACGGGCTAGGGAGAACTTTAACAGGTACAGGCACAGCATTTGGACGAGTAGTAGGTGGCTTTGCCATGGGTGTTGGATATGCACTGGGCGGTCTTCAAGAGTTTGCCAAGTCCGCGGCAGACATGGGCGCATTTGCTGATCTAAGCAAGTTCAGTGTGGGTTCAGTTACGTCAATAAAATTAATGAGTGGCCTGGGTGGCGCATTCATGAAAGTGATTGAAGAAAGTCAAGGTACATTCAGAGCATTTGGTACCAACAGTCAGGAAGCCGCGGAAAATTTAAGCAATCTGAGTAGAGGTTTAAAGTATGGCAGTGGATATCTTAATAAAACTTTAAGAGACTCATTGGGTACTGACTTGGTTAACAGTGTTGACCGTGCCAGTACTGCGGCAGCCGCAATGGGCATGACTGATGAAGAACGTGCCAAGCTGTTGGGTTCGCTTTCAAAGACAGCGTCAATGGGCGCAAAGAATGAACAAGATGCACAGCAACGACTGGTAAAGCAATACGGTGATACTCTAGATAACACACGCAAATTAAGCAATGCATTTGGTATCAGCACCAGAGAAATTCTTGCATCAATGGAGAGGTTTAGACAAACCACAGCCGGTAAATTTGCTTCTGCTAAGGGAAATACAGGTGCCGCAAGTTTTGCACCATTGGCAGAACAGATGGGAATTACCAGTGATGCTGATGTTGCTGCCAGAATTTCAAAAGCAATAGCCGAAAATGATCTTGGTGCCGCTCAAGGAGCACTGCAACAGGCTGGTGGTAATGATTCTCAACAGAAAATTTTAGAAAAACTTTTTCAAGCATCACAAGGCACTGACGGTGGTAAAAATGCAGAGGCTCTAGCAGCCAACATGAAAAGATTAGAACCCGAATTGGCAGCATTGGCTGCTCAGGGTGATGCACTTGCTGTTAACAATGCCGACCTTGCCGCACCATACGGGAAACTGCTGGACTTTGTTAACGCATCAAAGACTGGTGGCAAGGATGCAGGCAAAGATGCACCGCGCACATCTGAAACAGACAACATCAAGTCAATGAACAGCTTGACGGCTGCATTGGAAAGTTTAAGAAATGTTATTATTGGAGTCACTGCTGGTATTGCTACACTGGTAGGCAGTTTAGGTGCACTGGCTGTGTTTGGTGCCGGTGGCGGATTACTAAGCGGCGGTTTAGGCAAGGTTGGCGAAGTATTAAGTGGTGGTCTGGGCAAATTGGGCGGATTAGTCGACGCGGCAAAAAATACAAAAGCAGGTGGTTACATAGCTGACAAGATGGGCGGTCTGGGCAAATGGAATCCATTAACCGCAAATCAAGGACCACAATTACCTGGCAAAGCCGGCAGTGGAATAATGGACAAGTTAAGCGGTGCTGCCTCCAAGGGTATGGAAGGCTTTGGCGACATGCTGGGCAAACTAGGCGACAACAAAGTAGTCAAAGGTGCTGGTACTCTTGCATTACTAGGTGCCGCACTTGCGTTAACAGCCGTGGGATTAAAAACATTTAATGATGTAAATTGGACAAGTTTAGTAAAAGGAACACTGGCTCTGGGCGGCCTAATTGGCATGGCACGTCTAGTAGGAGAAGCAACAACTGGAATTGTCAAAGGTGCCGCTGCAATTGCATTATTAGGTGCCGCAGTGTTAGTATCAGCAGTGGGCTTTAAAACATTCAATGATGTAAATTGGGACAGTTTGGCCAAAGGAGCAATTGCAATTGCCGCGC